GCTCCCATCTTCGGCAGTACGGATTTCTTCTGGCGTTCGAAAAATTTCTTCATAACGTCCGCCATCCGTTCATCTTCTTCTTTGGTCGACCTTGCCTTGATTCTCAGTTCAGACGGCTTTTCGTCTTTCGTTTCCGGCTCTGCTCCGCTCTCTGACGGCCTTCCGACAGGAGCAGGATAACCGCCATCCATATGTGTATCCTGTGGTGACGCCTGACCGCCGGTGACTACGTTCATCGGGACAATCAGATCGTCGCCGCCGTCGACCGGAGGCAGATTGTTATCGGCTCTTGCTTCGTTTCTGGTAAGCCATGGGCCTCCGACGGATGCCTGAAGGATAGATGCACGTTCCTCGAAACTGCCTTTCAGTTTTTCATTCAGATCGAACTCGACATAATTATCAGGCGTTCCGCCAATCATCGGAAGAAGAAACGTGTTGATTCTCTGCTGGAACATCTGGAGGACAGGGCCGAGGCAGTCAGCATAAAGAGCACGAGCATTATCTTTTGCGCTGGCATAAGACTGCGTTCCGGTATGCCATATCAGCGACGGATTAACACCGTACGCCGCCGCGACATCTTCACGGGACAGGCTTACGGATTCCATCCACTGCTGTTCCTTGAATGATGTCTGGAACGGCTTGATTTCCATGCCGTCCTCCATCAGAGGAATCGAACCTGCCTTACTTCCGCCTGCTCCCCAGGAATCACGGAACGCATCAATGAACCGCTTTCTTGTTTCATCGTCCCACGGCTGAACATCTTTCGGACGGATAATCTGAGCGTTTAATCTTCCGGACGACCGCCAAAGTTCTTTTCGGAATCTTCCAGCCTGTATCTGTTCCTCGAGTGTCTGCCTCAGCGCACTGATCGGCGACAGATAGCCTCCCGGATTGCCTGCAGCGTACATGCGGAACTGGACGAATTCAGAACGTGGAATATCGACCGCCGTTCCACCGTTGCGGACGCATACTCTAATCGTTTCCGGGGCGTATGCTGTCGCGCTCTCTGCATTCATAACCCATTCCGACGGAATGATTCGAAGCTGATATCCCGATTCAGATTCCGTATCAGGTGTTACCCAAACATATACAGCGCCGAATACGAAATACTCGACCGCCAGAGCCCGGATAAATTCATATTCTGTTTGGTCTGCGTTCGGTCTCCAAAGCGTGAGGGCCGCAGGGGACGTTCTGTCTCTGAGGCGTGCCGTCTCATCGTTGCGTGTGTATACCTTTAACGGCAGCTGTGCAATGCTGTTTGACAGATAATCTACAACCGCCCTCAAATTGGCTTGTGTACAGTAAAGCTGCTTTGCCGTATAGTTCAGCACGCTTGTCGGGGCATCGTTCCCGATAGCAAAGTAGTAAACAATAGGCCGGAAAAATGCGTTCCAGCGTTCTCTTAATGTCGGCATTCTTCAGACCTCCATAGTTCAAACAAATACAGGCGTATAGCCTTTGTTGCTTACATATGCCGATTGATATATCTTTTTCTCTTTTGCCGTCTGCACCTGAGTCGCTCCGACAAACGCCATCGCACAAGAAAACAGCGGCGCAATATCATCAGGGCTTTTTACCCTGTCTGGCAATTCAACGCCGCCTCCAATATTCCGAAGTTGGCATGTCTTTGCCGGCTGGTCGAGAATAGGCTGTGGAAGGTGATACACCTTCACGCCTCCCCGATTTATTCCAGGTTCGAGAGCCGCCACCGCATCATAGAACCGGTTCCAACCGTTCGTCAGTTCCGGCCCTTCAATTGCGATCCGTTCGACTCCGGTCAGCGTGCATATCTGTTCAGCCAGTCCCGAGACAGGCGCGCCCCGGCTCTGGAAGCAGAGTTTCATAGGCCCTCGCGGTACTCTCTGCCTGAACCAATCAATAGTCCAATCACAGCCGAGCCGCCTTGCGACTACCTCAATGTGATAATTGCCATCAGTCCTCATTCCGCATACGGCTATCGTCGTCCATCTACGATCCTGGCTCATATCAATTCCAAACCAAATCGGAGACTCAGGAGTGATACGAGATGCAGTATCAACTCCGGCGTCCCATGCTCCGTCTGGGAACGGCTGCGGAAGAATCGTCTCGACTTGCTGACACATACATTCCGATCGGAATTTGTTTTCCGGGAATGTCGCTCTATTAGATAGGAGGGCTCGTTCCGTCAAATAGCCGTATCCTAAAGCCGGATTAGCTTGAGCGAGTGCCTCCATATCATCGGTTTTAGCCCCATCCGGGGCTGACCATTCAAACAGGCCCAGCGTGTCAGCGTCAACCTGTCCGCCAAAATCTGCCGCCTCCTGTCCAGTGATATATTCAAGTGCCGTGGCCCGGAGCTGTCTAAGCACAACGGAATCAGGGTCGCCGGCATTCGAAAAGCACATAACAACGCCGTTCGGCTTAGCGTTCGTAGACGCTACCGACGCGGCCCAGACTTCCCAGTCGCGTAATTCGCGGATTTCGTCGAGCATTACAAGGTCATTTGAATCTCCACGGCCTGCTCTTCGTGTAGGAGCGCCGACTTTATACTGGCGTCTTCCGTTCAGAATGATGCGCTTATTTCCGTTTGTCCGACTTACCCGGTCAATCTCTCCTGCAAGGTCAGGCGAATCTTCCTGATCCGCAATCACAGCCTCCCAAACTTCCTCTGCTTTGTCGAGTGAAAGGCTTGTGCCGAAAATGCTATCTACTTGCAGGACATTCATAAAAAACGATGCTATCACCTCAGATAGCACCGTCTTCCCATTTTGCCGCGATATAAGAAAAAGGAGCGTGCGGAATCGGAATTTCCATTCTCCGTCTAGGCTCCCTATAATTTCTAAAGCATGTATAAGTGCCCACTCCTGCCACGGATATAAGTTTTTCTTCAGGACTTCTCGCGCATACGCAACACACGCAAACCCAAGCGATGTCTGTTCCGTCAGTTCCCTCAGTGGCGGAGTAAAAATCCTCGGGGATGTCTTTCCCATCATTTAGCCACTTTAAACTTAGCCCGGAGGTCATCGAGGGAACTTACCTCCGCAGGAGCCTTGTTGTTGTCAATGATTGCTCTGAGGTTGCTCAGTGCTTGCGAATAGTCTCGCACCGTCGCCCTAAACTCCTGCACGGCTGGGTTCTGTCTGAGCATCTTCTCACCCGTCCCGACCGTGACCTGTTGAGCGAGTGGCATCTGTTCGTATATTGGGATCTGTTGGTCTATCTTATCCTGCATGGCAATGACTGCGTTCGCAAGCGTCACGGCCTGAGGTCTTATGTCCTTGCTCACGTTTGCACATATCTTTTCAGCCTGCGTCATTTATACGCACCCCCTTTCCGCCAGTTAGATTTTCCCATCTCTGGATAATCACATCACAGTAGTGTGGATCGAGTTCGCACATATAGCATGTTCTGTTTAACTGTTCACAGGCTATTAGTGTGCTACCGCTACCGCCGAAACAATCAAGAATACTGTCATTTTCTTCCGAAAAATCTTTTAGTATATCTGCAAGCATACCGACAGGCTTTTGTGTCGGATGTACTCTTGTTTTGCCCTCAACACTTCTATCGCCTTGCCTTCTCATACCGCTCCACATAAATTCATATATTTTCAAATTTCTGTCGAACGATGTCCACGCAAGTTCGCCGTCTGCAAAACTCCCTGCAACTTTTTTATCCCATACAATCCAACATCTTGAAGGCGGTAAAAAGTCTGTAAAATAATTGCCCCCGAAAATAATCTGATTTTCTGTGCAAGTCAAAGCCACGCCATAATTTGCTCTTGCTGTGTCGGTTGTATCATCCCCGATGACAGGCATATAAACATTGTCTCGACACATTTGCTTGCCTGCTTTTTTGCCGTCATTGTGTCCACCGCTTTCAACAGCTTTTACACCATACGGAGGGTCTGTCAAAAGTAGTTTAGCCTTTACCCCATCCATAAGCCTATCAATAACCGCTACATCCGTGCTATCTCCACAAATAAGTCTATGATTGCCGAGTAACCAAATATCGCCGAGCTTGCATCGCGTTTCTACTTCTTCCGGCATCTCGTCTTCAGTAATTTCTGTCGGTTCTTCTTCCTCTGGAATCTCAAATCCGAACTGGCTCATATCAATCTCGCCGATTGCATCCAAATTCATGTCCAGAGCATCCGGGATGAATCCGCTGTTCATGGTCAGCTTATTATGTGCCAGAGCGTATGCTTTGCGCTCCTCTTCCGTCAGCCAATCAAGACGGATGCACTCGGCCTCTTGATAGCCCAGCTGTTTGAGTGCCTCATATCTACCGTGCCCTTCGACTATCAGATTGTCCTCGCCCCAGACTCCGATCGGGTCGAGGTTTCCGAACTGCTCGATGCTGTTCTTTATCTGCTCGATCTGCCACGCAGGATGGTCTTTCGCGTTATGCGGGTCTGGGGTTAATTGCTCCAGTGGTATCTTGATAATTTCCATATGCGTTGCCTTTCACGCTAAAAAAAATATTTCTGCCTTGCGGAGGGAGAAATCATTGCATGCGGTCGGGATGGTGAACAAGCTATATGAACAAGTTTTCTTAGGCCCCTGGTTTTTACCAGATTCTTGATCTCATTCCTAAAGCATTTTCACCGTTCGTGCCGTCGCCTCTTGAACGATTGCATCGTGTATGTGAAGCAAGGATGTTGTTCAAGTCGAGTTCCAGATCAGGCCGCTTGCTAACTGGGATAACATGATCAGGTTCCCAGGCTTCTGGCCCGGAGGAAGGGGGGAGGGAGTAGTCAATCGGCTGTCCGCATATATGGCAGACTGCTCTGGACTTTCGGTCTCTGTTCCATGCCATCTTGCGTATATACTTCCAGCGTGATGATCTCTGCATTAGTATCCTATTCTTTGTCCTCCTTACTGTACATGTGTAGTATCTACCCCAGGGGAGTACATAAAAATACGGCAGGTAATTGGCCTGCCGCAATAGGAGGAAGTTACATTTCATCTTTGCTTCCCAGCTTGAACTATATCATAATGGTTTACTGACATTCACTGTCATCTTTTCCAAACCGTCATGGTACTTACGGAACATCTGCCGTTCTGACAAATGCACCTCTTCCGAAATTGATCCGAAGTCCATGCCACCGACCCAACGCATGGAAATGATATCTCCCTCGATGTCTTCCAGCTTCTGGCATGCTAACATGATGTTCTCTATTGCTTCAGCATATTCATCCTGAAGCCGTTCTATATCGTGCATGATATCATCAATTCTTGCAGCATATTTTGCCATCTGGTCTGACGATGGAGAAGTCTGTACTTTGCCCTGGCTATAATCAATTCCGCCTGGAA